ATCAAGGACAGGGTATTAATAGATTCTTGTTCCCAAATATGATGACTGCCGAACCCAAAGGTCGTGGCAGTAATAGTCTTAAAGATCGCTTCTTAAATGATGCAAAATTACGTCGTGCTATCAATTTATGCTTTGAATACAGAGAAGGTAACAATCTAGTTAGCCCAACTGCACTGCGTCGTGCTTTGGAGTTAGTCACAGGTGAGAATGTACAGAACTTTAAGAGTTTAAATGCACGTGCTATCGTAGAACACTTATGCCCTGTGCTATGGGGCAATGTCTATGACTACAGTGCGGGCTATGGCGGACGCATGCTGGGTATAACAACCAGTAACATGCGTTATAACTACCAATGTATCGATCCTAACACAGAAACAGTCAAGCACTTAACATACTTGAGCGAGTTAATAGAACAAGCAGTGGGTAATCGTGGATTAATTACACAGGCAGTTAGTGAAGAATACGAACCTGTTGATGTCGACCTTGCGTTTAGTAGCCCGCCATACTTTAACCTAGAAAAGTACAGTGATGAACCAACACAGTGCATGGTTCGTTATACTACATTAGATGAATGGTTTGAGGGCTATGTTGTGCCCACTATGCGGAACATCTACAAAGGCTTAAACCCAGACGGTGTGTTTGCTACTAACATTGCAGACTACAAGTCATATGGTAATAAAGAATACTTTGTATGCGAACGTTGGATCGCTACTGCCGAGAAGTTAGGCTTTAAACATTCGGGCACGATTAAGATGATGCTTAACACTCGCCCAGGTGTAGGCAACGATAAGACTGCTGGGCGTGAAAAATGGGAGGGAGTATATGTCTTTACAAAATAATACAATATTTTTAGATATGGACGGAGTGGTAGCAGACTTTGATGCTTATGCTAAAAAGGTAGTAGGCTACAGTACATCAGGTGGCAAAAGGTATCCATTAGAAGATTGGTCTAAGATAGCCGCTAATCCAAGATTTTACTATGAATTAGATATATGCCCTTGGGCCAATCCGTTAGTTGATGCGTGTGTAGAGTTAGCTGCTGATGTTAAATTTTTAACTGCTATACCCAGAGCTAATGATGTGCCTTGGTGCTTTTCAGATAAAGTATTATGGGCACAAGAACGTTGGCCTAATATTCCTGTATGGTTTGGACCATATAGTCAAGACAAACATCATCACTGCAGGACTGGTGACATTCTTATTGACGATCGAGATGACAATATTAACGATTGGTGCCGGGCAGGCGGGCAGGGTATACTGTTTCAAGGTGATGTAACCGACACTATCAACAAATTGAAAGAAATAATACGTGGCTAAAACAATCACACTAAGTTTAGACAATTGGCATAAACTTCAAGAGAAGATCGTAGAGGATCATGGTCGTACTACATTACTAATCAGCTGGAGACTACGTGATACTTTGGGATTTACTGCACGCGAGCATATAGATTATGCACATGATGATTGGAAAAAGACTCATACTATTCGGTTGGATTTTTGGGATGATGCTATGCAGACTTTGTTTCTATTGAAGTACAGTGATTATCTAAAGACTCAAGATAAGCAAGACGTTTAGTAATCTTTTTAAGCAGACGTCGCACTATCCAATGGTCCGCGCCAAATGTTCTACGGTAATTGTCTAAATCTAAACTGGTATGCTGTTTGGTAAGATAAAATCTAACTGCTATGTTTACTGAGAAAGCATCTATTTCATCCATCTGACCTAAATATTCTTGATCATCATGTAGTTCGAGGTCTTGCTCAAGACTTCGATATGGTGCAGCTAATCCATAGTTTCTTGCGCGATATTGATAAGCATGTTGATATTCGTGGGTCTCTGCTTCGATAATTTCTAATGCCAATTTATCAGCTATTGCAGCTGTTATCAGCCATTTACTGTCTAAAGAATGATTAATAAACAAAGAAAACCTAATAGGCTTCTCACCTTGCTCATCACGCCATACATCATATAATGCCGCTATGGTAAAGTCGCCGGCGGCTAACACAGTGCTGTAGGCAACGTCAAGTTTAATTTTATGTCGTTTATTGAGAAACTTGCCCAGACGTCGAGTAAATTTTTTAGGAGTTGTAGTTAATCCAGCATGCTGTCCTAACCAATGAGTAATTATATTATACTCAATGATTGGGTCTATTAGCATTAACTTCCGCCGAGTAAAGCACTGGCACTGCCTAAACTGTTGATAGATCCAGCACTTGGTAAGTTTTTAAAAGGAGTTTCACCAAAATTCGGAGGCTTAATACCATTGGCCATCATTAAAGATTTGTTTTTACCTTCTGCTAGACTTGCTACAATAGCATCGCCATAATGACTGTCTGTATTGGCCATAGTTTTTAGTATATCAGCAACACCACCAGATCCGGCAGATCCGATAGAGGCCGCGCCATACTTGTGTAGGCCAGTAGCAAATGTTAGACTTGTACTTAAGTTGGTTCCTGGTAAACTAGATAAGTCTATCCCAACGTTGCCCAACAATACCTGTGTCTTAGTTAACGAATTCTCTAAAGCAGTAATCTGTGCTGGTGTTATATTATTTCCAGATGCAGCTAAAGCTGCCAATTCTGGGCCGCCACTAACTGCATGAGTAAAATCGGTGATACTAGGCAACCCATCAGCACCATTTAAAGACGATACCCCAAATCCACTGCCTGTTAGATTTTTTATGTCGGGTGCTAGCCCAGCTGTAAATGAGGATAGATCAGATGCAGCAGAATTCAATTTAGGTATACTGGGTATTTCAATATTGTTTAACATTCCTGCTGCAGCTGAAGGACTAGGAAAGCTAGCACCAAGATCGCTAAATTTAGTTGCTATACCCGACAGTCCGCCAGTTAGTCCTGCTACTGAACTAGGGCCAGCAAGTTTAGTAATGTCAGTTAGATCATTTAAATTTTGAATACCACCTGGAGGATTAATTCCCAATTGACCTGTAACATCTTTAAGAATTTTTGGATCACTGATAGAACTTAATGTTTTAGTAATAGTTGCACTGTATACCGGATCGTCCATGCTGTCTAAATCTACACCATTTGCTGCCAATGCTTGATTTAACCCTGAAAAATTACCAAGTTTAGAACTTTTTAATTTGTCAACTAATCCAGCAGCTGATCCTATGCTGCTAGGATTAGCCATATCAAAACAAGGGCCTGCCGCAGTCATAGCACTTGCAGCCGCTGATAAACTTCCAAACTGAGAATCAAGTCCACGAGTAGCCATAGAACTCATGTTAGTAACACCAGACCCAAAATCAGAGAATTTGGAACCTGCTAAAAACTTTTCTACAGATTTGATTTCTGTAGCATCCTGTATGTGTCCTTGTGCCTGACTAATAATAGCACCAAAGTTACCTAAATTGCTACTTCCGGGAGATCCTGTAACACCCATACTGGACTGTAGACTAGTTAAGTTAGTTAATGCGGCGTTGGCACTACCAGCCGATCCACTAATTCCTTCTATCCAGCCTGCTTGAGTACTGTTTGCTAGATTGCTATGGAACCTTAAATTATCCATTGCACCTGTGACTGTGGGAGCTAACGTTAGAGCTTCACCTTTGTCGATGCCAACCATTGCTGTGAGTGTTGCAGGAGTTATACTACTAGCAGGAGTAGCTAAACTTAACTTTAAATTTTCAGCAACAACACTGCCAGCTTTTGCTGTTACTAAACTATAGTCTTTTTCGGACATATCTGCTTAATCCTAAATTATAATTCCGCCTGCACTAACTGGTTCAATTCCAGTAGTTGTTTGAATGTAATGATTTTTGATAGCATCAATAGTCACGCTGTGTATCATTACATGGCCTTTGTCGAGAGTTATACTCTTATTTAAGTCACTGGTAAACAGACTTTGCATTAGGCCTATTCCTTGTTGACTTGGCATTACTGTACATGGTTTACTTACTATGAAACTACCTGCATTTTCTTCAATAATTTTAGCAACAATTTCGTCACCGTTAACTAATTTAAAACTTACTACTGTATCTTTTGCGTAACCTTGTTTCTCAAGCATTTGTTGCTCCTATGCGTTCTTGAATTTGTTCAGCGTTTAATTTAGCTAAACCTTGATATCCACCTTCTACTAACAAACGACCATTGTTGTAGATCTGTGGGGCTGTGCGGTGACCCTCATTGATCAACCATTCACGTGCTTCTGGGTCTTCATCGATTTTAATTTCTTCGTAGGCAAACCCATTAGTCTTTAAGTAGTGTTTTGCTTGATCGCAAAACGGACAATTGTTTTTACTATATACTGTTAACATTTCTTCTCTCTTATAATTCTGGTAGTTCATCGTAGTTGAGAACTTCGGACATTGCTCCCAATACATAGTTAGTGCTTTCGCTTTCTTGTAGAGCTGTTTGTTTCTTACTTGTGTCGCTGTGCTTGTTAAACCAAGGAATAGGTGTTGTTTTAGGCGCAGGTTGGTTGTAACGTATGCCAATTTGTTTTAGTGCATCAACGGCTGTATAATCAACAAAATCCTTCAAAATATTAGCGTTTAGACCAATAACTGGGCCCATTTTGAATAGATAATCGGCCCAATCTTTCTCTTCTTTGATAACTGACATATACATAGCGTATACTTCATCTTCACATTCTGCTTTAATATCAGCAAAGCGTGGGTCTTCTTTGACCACTTGGTTGATCAAGAACGCTGTCCATTCTTTGTGTAGTAACTCATCTTGTAGGATCAAGCTGATAATGTTACCGTTGCCGATAAAGATCTTGTTCTCAACCATGGCCAAACTAGTAGCAAACGATACCATAAAGCGGAATGCTTCTAGACCGTAGCTGGCATGTAGAGCTAACCAGATAGCTTTGATATGTTCTTTTTCACTAACTTGCTCACCTAACTCTTTACGGCAGTTGATTTGATGTAGAGCATCGTAGTAATTGCCAATGTTACTGGCCATGCCAACAATTTCTTGTGTATCATGGATAGTGTTGAATACATCTTTAGGCACATTGTAGATGTTACGGATAATATGACTGTAGCTTTTACTGTGAATGTTAGTTTCAAAGAAACTCCAGTTACTAATTAAAGCCTCTAATTCTGGTAAACTTACCACCGGTCCAAACACCTGATTAGGCGCACGCCCTTGCAGACTGTCAAGAGCTGTTTGACGTAGTAGGTTACTGGTAAAGATATGCTTAACTGCATCTGACGCATCTTTGAAGTCGTTTGAATCTTTACTTAGACTAACTTCTTCTGGTTGCCAAAAGAATCCCCTGGCAGTAGCTTCAAAGTTGGCGATTTTATTATACTTAACTTCCTCAAATCTCTGAATGACCACCGGGCCTGCTGGATCTAAGAACATCTTACGCTGTAAGTAATTTGACGGGGTACTCAAATCATATTGCTGTCTACTCATATTTTCCTCATTAATGTTTGTGAAATCTTGATAATCCCATTGGGTTAGTTTCTTTCTGGCATATAATACAGCATACTTTAGTTTTAGCAGGATTATTATTTATTAAATAATAATCGCCTTGTTCTATTTGCTGTTGTATCCATTTAGAATGCTCAATACCTCGTTGTTTTTTCCATTCAGGGTCAACAAAATGGTGCGTTC